TAAGAGACAGGAATAATGGATTCTTGTAAAAAATAGGTAACTTCCCTGCTCCAATATTGTTCTAACAAAAAAACTATTGCTATGCGTTTCTTACTCTTAACTGTGACAATACTGTCTATAATCGGAGCTGTCTGGTACAATAACAAACTGGAAACATCACAACAGCGAGAAAGCGAGTCTCTTGTTGCTGAATACGAAAAAGCCGAAGAGACTACCCAGCAGAAGATTGATAAATTGGATAAAGAAATGAACGAAGCATCTACTGCTATTGATCTAGAGGAGGATATTTATCAAAAAAAGATTTTGGCTTTGCAAGATAAAAGAAAATTGGAAGCGGAAACAAGTCAGCAAAATGCTGAAAGAGCTCTGCGAAGAAAAAAAGCAGCTTTAGAGGCAGCTCTTGTTAAAAGAAAACTGAACGCAGAAGAATGGAAAGCCACCTTAGCGACCTTTAAAACACGCCGAGCTGAAATCGCTAAGCTTCTGAAAGAAAACAGGGAACAAATAGCCTCCAATAATCAGAAACTGGCTGATAAAATCAGCGAAGACAGGAACGATATGGCAAAACGGGAAGACGAAATGAGAAGACAAGCCTCCTATAATCTTACCTACGAAAAAAAATCAGGGAGAGGAACTACTTATGCTATCATAGAGGCTAAGGAAGCTATGGTGAAGAAACATCAATCCATGACGAGAGCCGTTAATCTGCAAAATCAAAGACTCATGGCATCTATTTCTGACATGGAAAATGAACTTGTTCAAATGGATAGGGCTGAAGAGTCTTTCATGGATAAAAATTCTCCTCATAATAAGCCAATAAACGCTAATTTAGATCACTCCAAAGAATTTGTAGCTGAAATTGATAGCGCAGACCCAGAACAAGAAAAACTAGCCAATAGCCACAAGGAAACGCTAGAAGAATTACAGGATCAATTTGATAACGCAGAAGAGAAAAAAGCTAGGCTTGTAAGAAAATGGGAAAAAGAACGTCAAGAGTTCAACAAAACCAAAACAGAATTGAATAGGAAACATTACTCCGCCCGAAACAATGCACAATTCACAGGATATGGCATTATCGGACTTTTTGCCTTGCTCTCCTTTGTGTCTTTCTGTTTCTCCAACAGATATGGAGCTTAGATAGGATCATTTAAGCGTATCAAGGATTGAATACGCCCCCCCCGAGGTCAGGGGCGTTGGTGTTAGAGTGTTGCTGATGATTATCTCCGGAAGGGCGCATTAACAACACCACCAGGGCGCTTTTGTCTTTCCGTCGTGTTGGCCCACCTCTTAATGGCGTTAAGTTCTGCGTTAAAAGTACTCATATTGTTGTCCATTTGTTGTTTCAAGCCCTTGATAGCTTTCCTTGACGCAATACCCAACTCGGTTAATTTGGCAACATAGAGCTTTCCAATCTCACGCATTTCTTCTGGATCAATATATCCATCGGCTGCGGCAGCTTGGATATTTTTCCTTATTTCGTCCAAGGCTTTATTGGCTATAACGGATTGTTGATTCTTTGACCCCTTGCCGGTCTTGACGATCAAGCCTTCCACAAAGGTCTTGATAGCTTTATCGGCTTCTTGCTTCTGTTCCCGCTGAAGGTTCTTCAATTCACGTTCCCGTTCTTTATCAAGCTTCTCCTGGGCCTTCTTAGCTTCCTTCTTGTCTTCATTCTTCCATTCCTTTTTTCCTACCCTAGATTCTTTACTTCGCACTTGCTCATTTCTCGCTTCTTCTGTTTCAAGACGCAACATTCCTTTTTGAATAATCACACGCTCTTTCAAAATACCATTTAATTCTTCTTGGTGCTTTCCGGCCTCCTCTATTGCTGTTTTTTGTCTGGCTTCAATCTTTTGAAGGGAGGTTTTATATTCTTCGGTTCTTTGTTCGTCAGTAACAGGTTTTCCATCTTTGCCTGTACCGTAAGAAGGTTGAAACGATATACCTTCTTCTTCCAGTCTTTCTTTAATTTTATCAATACGAGAGTTTGAGTTATCAAATATCTTTTGGCTGTTATCTCTCGTATTTTGAAGTTTTTCCCTTTTTGATAACAAGGGTTCTAAAGATTGCTTCACAAGCGCCTGATTAGAAAAATCATTTGTCCTTGTGAAGAAATCCAATTGTTTTTGTAATTCTTCTATTTTCTCCTGTATTTTTGCAAGACTCCCGCCTGTTGCGTTAAGGCTATCTTTTGCAGAACTTTGTTCTCTAAATAATCCAGCCATTTCCTCTACAGTTGGAAGAGACATTTTCATATTCTGCAGGCGTGAGTTTTCTTCTAACGCGGTATTTCTTTTCCCTTCGGCATCCCCCTGTTTGTCAGCTAAGGCAAGGTCTTCCTCATGGGCGGTTTGAATCTTTGCCCGCTCCGTTATTCTTTCAAGCTCCTGATCCAAGAGCAAAAGCTTGTACTTTCTTTCATGCTTGCTGATTTTGCCGTCCTGGTACTGTTCTTCTACCTCAAGGCGCTGCATCTTGTTTTTCCAGGTATCCGCTCCCTGCTTCTCGGCAATCTCCATCTTGCGGAGGGTGAGCTGATATTCAATTTCCCGGGTCTGCTGCTGGTATTCGTACGTAATGTTTTTGACGTACTGTTCATACTCCCGGTTGACGACGTTGGCCGCATCCTCCTGTTTCGTTTTCTGGACAAGAGCAAGGCGTCCTTTTTCGGCATCCCTCAAATACTGGTTGATTTCATCATGCTTCCTCTTTGCCTTATCGGCGGCCTTGTCAAGTTCGTCGCTTTTGGCTTTGAAATGGTCAATCAGGGCACTAATGCCCGCGGTAAGCCCCTGGATCAGCAACATAGCCCAGCCCAGCGGTCCCATGGCCGTCTTGATGGTAGTACCGAACAAATGAATGAATGGAATGGCCCCCCGCAGGGAACTTGACATGCCGAGGATGCGCGTTGCCGCAATGGTGATTTGCCCGGCCATTCCCTTGACCTGACCGGCGGAAAGCTCCCCGGCATCCCCTGCCGTCTTAATGCGCCTTCCCAAGTCCTGGATGTTCTTCAGGGCGTCCGCCTGGGCCACGTTATCCCCAGCCTTCCGGGCCTCTTCCAGCTTGGAAATGTAGGATTCCAGCTCAGCCTGTAATTCCTCATAGGTGGCAGCGGTGCGGCGGTTCCCGGCTTCCAGGCGTTTGACGGTTTCCGCGGCGGCTTTCTGCTTCCGGGCCTCCGCATCCTCGGCCTTGTCCGCTGCCTTGTCGGCGGCGTCCATTTCCTTGTTGTAGTCGTCGATGATCTTTTGCAGGTTTTCGTCAAGGTCATCCCCCCACTTCGCCCCAAGGTCCAGGTTGGAAGCCCTATCGTTGAGGACTTCAAAGACGTCATCCACCTGTTCCAATTTCTTCCGGAACTCTTCAGAGGTAAGAACGCCATTGGTTACTTCGTCGATGAAACCAGTCAAACCGGGGTTCTCTCCGAAAGCGGCTTTCATCCGGGAACCGGCATTGGTCAGAGTGTCGGCGTATTCGTCAAGCTTAATCCTGGCGTTTTCCAGAGCTCTTTCCTGTTCCGGCCCTATACCTTCATTCATGGCGGCGCCGGTTTCCTCAGCAGCCGTTTTGACGTTGTTCAGGGCAGTAGTTACCTGGTCCAGGACTTCCGCGCTTTCGCCGGCTCCCTGGGCGGCTTCGCGAGTCTTGTTAATGGCCTCCGCGGTCTGATCGGCTCCGGAAGTATCGGCGGTTGTTCTGATATTGATGTTTAGTTCTTTGTCTGACATGTTCTTATTTATTGGTTGTTAAGATTCAAGCGGGCGTCACACAGAGCGTGCATGACCTCCCAGCGGGCGCTTTTGGGGACGTGGGGCGGACGGGGGTTTCCAACGCTGACCACGTCATAGGAGCGGGCGTAGTCCTCCGGGTCCGTTGTGACGCTGTCCCAGTTCCACCAAGACCAGCGCCCGGCCCGGTTCTCCGGCGTCCACGGGCTCACCAGCCGGACGCGATCATCTCCGCACAGGTCAAAGACCGTCCGGGCAATCGTCAAATCCTCCGGAGCCAGCGGGGGCAAATCGCGTTCCTGAAGGGCGGCGGCCGCCAGTCTGGCCGCCCGTCCGCTCATGGCATAACAATTGCCATAGGCACCCCTTTCTGCGCCCTCGCAATGGTCAAGCCCGTATCCAGTGGAATACCAGTCAAGGCCGTCCCTCTCCATTTCCCGGAGCCATGCACCGGAAAGAAGCACCGTATCGGAGTCAATTTTGATAACGATGTCGTCAGGTGCAGCCCCTGCGGTCAGCGTGGAAATAATCCCCCGGACGCATTCCGGGCCGCGCAGGTTGCCGTTGCGGGGGAAGCCGCTCTGACGATACCGCGCCCCGTAAGCCAGGATGGACCTTCTGACGCTTTTCGGCACCAGGGCGGCGCAATCATCCACCACCGTGACCAACGCCCCCGGAAGGGCCGTTCTGGCGCACCGGACGCAGGCAACCGCTTCCTGGGCGTCCTCGGCATACGTAAAAATATAAATCCTGATCATGACTTTCCGGAGGGCCCAAAGGTTCCCGGGTGGATCTGCAAATAAATCGTGCCCGTTTGGTGTTGCACCACCTTGTTGCCGTCAATGGTGGCAAGGTGGAAATAATAATCGTAAGGGGTTTCGCGCTTCTCCGTGGCGAGTGTGACGGGGTCGGAAACGCCCCCCACAGCGGACAGGTAGGAACCGAGGTATTTCGTGTCCTTGTCCAACTGGACCTTCAGCCAGACTTCCCCGGAGGTTGTCGGGCTTTTTACCCAGCCGCCGGAACCGGCGCCCTCCGGCAGCATGCCCCCGATGTAGTTGCCGGCATACATGGCTTTTCCCTGCCGGATGTAGGCTTCATTCACCTTCCCAGCGTCGTCATAGGCAAGCCGGCATTGGTAGCCTACTTCAACGGCGCTGGTACCCATGGCCGGGGGTTCCTGGGCCTGTCCAATCTTGACGGACGGCCCCACGCTGGGAAGCTCCGGCTTTTTATCGTCCTGGACCGGGCCGGGGCTGCCCCCTCCGCCGTCCGGAACAATACCGCCGGCGGAACCGTCGCCGGAAGAGGTGGAAGCGGACGCCTGGGACGTATCCCGCAGGGCGGCGGCGAGCTGTTTGCTCTTGTCAATAGAGTCCTGAAGGGAGAGCTGTTCCGCGGCCCCTACCGTCACGTCAGACGCCCCCGTCTTGAGGTCGAGGGTTATTTCCTGGATGACGGAACGCATGGTTTCCCACTGGGGGCAGCCGCCCGTGATGGAGAGGCGCCCCCCGCACACCTGGTCAAAGTCGTCATGCACAGTCGCAGAGCCGTCATAGGGCATGACCCGCGTCGCCTTGTAGATGCTCTCTGCAAATTTGGCGTACAGGGCTGCGGAATTGTAGTCTCCGGCGTCTCCCGGGTTGCCGGGGTCAACCGGGCCGTCGCCGTTGTCCAGGTATTCCACCGTGCCCTTGTCGTCCATTAGGTACCGGGCATGGGCGACGTTGGTCGTCGTCACCTCAAACGGGATCAGCCCTATCCAGCGGTCGCCGCCGTCCGTGCGCCCGGCAAATTCCGGAAAATACTGCTTGGCCGTGGCGGGCGGATCCGTGGCGCGCAGCCGAACGTCTACCTTGACCTTGCCCCACTTGATTTTTGAGTTCTTTCCGTTGATTTGGCCGCCTATGAGCTCGTGAGAAATGGCGTTGCGGTCATAGCCCCGGTGCTCTGCGTCCGCGGGCGTGATAGGTACCACTGTCGGGAGGTTGGCAACTTCCAGGTTGGCGCAGTCCGCCAGGGCCGGCACCCAGCGCTTGACGCGGGCCAGCCATTGAGCTTTTGCCGCGGGGAATTTGTCACCCCTGACGGTCATCCGGGGAGCGTCATAGCCCAGCGTCCCAGTTTCCACGGGCTCGTGCTGGCCGGAGGCATCCGACACATTGAGCCCGCCCGGCACATCCACCTCCGCAGTGACCACATAAGGCTGGGACAGGGACGCCCCCGGAGGGTAGACGGCCACGGCTCGCTGCACATTGGTGCCAATGGAGGCGTTGCAGGTCAGCCCTACGGCAGGGGGCACCAGGTCGGGCCGCGCCTTGAGGGAAAGGGTGCTCACGTCCACGGCGGACAGGTCAAGCACCACGTCCGGCAGGTTGGCATGATCGGCGATGACCAGCGTGACAGCGTCGTCAGAGCCGTATTCAAACCACGCGGCCATATTGGGGCGCCACTTCTGCACCTGGATAAGCAGGGAGGCGTAAGTCTCGGAAGAGTAGGCAAAGGGTATCAGTTCGGCGTCCTCGTCAATCCGAAGGTCATACCTGATGGGAACCAGGGCCGTTTTGATGGCGTGGTCCAGGATGCCGGACAGGGCGTCCTTGATTTTGGCCGTGGCCTGTTTGACCTCGCTCCCATCGGTGCCGTATCGATATGAGGCAAAGATTCCGCGGGAGCGCCCATCGCTGAAATATTGGATGTTGGCGAGATTCCACCAGTAGTCATGAATTTTGATGTCCCAGCTCTCGGAAGTACCGTCAAGGGAGTGCTCCGGGTTGATGACCGGGCCAATGAGCAGGGTTTTCCCGCGCCAGACGACTTTCACTATTTCCCCCTCTTCGTAGGGGCATTCGGAAAAGCGGTCTACGGGCACGCGGAAGGAGACGGAGGCGCCCCCGAAGGAAAGCCGGCTGTAGGCGGGGCTTTCGGCGATGTCCAGGAATTCGCTGCTGGAAACGTCAAGGGTTTTCATAGGGGTTTGCCAAGAGTGAAGTTGTAGGAGACGATGAAATACAGCCCTGTCACTTTGGGTTCCGCGTCGGTGACGACGGCCTCGAACCGCTGCTCATGGGAACCGAGGCAGTCGGCCCATGCCAGGGTTCCCTTCCCCGCCGTCTTCCAGTCGCGGAGCCATTCGTAAAAGCTCCTCCACGCGTCCATGTGGGAATCACATTCCCGGACGGTGGAGATGGAGAAGGACATGGAAAGGTTCCCGAAGGCATCCAGGCGGGGAAACGGACTGTTGATGATGGGAGTTGCCGAGGTGCCGAACTGGACCGGGAAAGCGTGTTCCGGCAGGGCATCGAGCAGGCATTCCCCGGCGCGGACGACGGGGCGCCCGTCAAAAGTAACGGAAAAAGGAGAAACAGTCGTTTCCATGTCTCAAAAATGGTAAAGGGAATACGGGCCGCCCCTCCCCATGCAAAGAACCAGAGGGGCGGCCCGCGTGTTATGCCCCGGCAGAAGCCGGGAAAGCGATTTCCTCGGTGGGCGTCAGGGAATTCAGGGAGGAAGGAATAACCTCAAGCGTCAGTTTCGGCGTGAGCAGCTTGTTGTTTTCCGTGGGGAGTTCCACCTTGAGCAGCGCCGCCACTTCCAGGACCATAATTTCCTTCTTGTCTTCCTGGTACTTGGTGAGGCGCGCCCATACCTTCTGCCCGTAAATGTTGCGGGAAAAAGGCTGCACTTCCTTCCCGGCTTCCAGCTTGTCGCACTGATAGATGACCTGCCAGCAGACCGGGTTGATTTCCGTCGAGTTGATTTCGATGGTGTTGCCCGTCACCTTGGTGTTCTTCCGCGTCACATACGAGGTCGTATCGCGGGAAAACACCGTGCGGGCGTCGTCTTCGGTGGTCGGCGTGATTTTATAGTCGATCACTTCATTGGCGACCATCCAGGCGTCGGAATCCTTCGCCGGCTTGAAATGCTCGTCAACGGTATCGGTGCTTTCTCCGCTCGTGACCGTCGTTCCGAACGGGCACAAGTCGAGAAACGTACCGACAAGCATTTCCTTGTTGTATAGTTCTGACATGATATTTAGTTTCTTACGTAGTCAATAAGGGTCACGTTCCCGTCTTTCTTGTGCTGTTCAAACACGTCTTCAGGGATGTGGACGATTCTTCCCCGCGCGGCAATGCCGTGAGGGAGTTCCAGCTTGTTGACGACAACCCGGCATTTGACGATGCGGGGCGCCGGAGTAGGGGCGGCCTCCTGGGCCGCGGGGGTGGTGGTTTTAGTTGCCATGTTTGATAATCAGGGTTGTTTCCATCGTCAGAACGATGGATTTTTTCAGGATTTTGGCCGGAGCAGCGGGTTTGGAGCTGGTTACAATCACCTCCGTCATCATCAGCCGGGCATGATTGCGGCGCCATTTGTGAAAGCCCGCCTGGATGATGTCGGCAAGGTCATCGGCGTCCCAGCCGTCGCCATCCAGAAGAGGGTTGCTCTCAACGGTGACATGCCATTTGGCCGTGTTCTTGCCGCCCTTGCTCAACTTGTCCGGCACGATTTCCGGACGTTCCATGATGATGACGGTTTCCAGGGAGCCGGTTACTCTCTTGATTTCTTCTTCGAGAGAGCCTTCCCACGCCTTAATGATGATTTCCGGGTCTTCTCCGTCGTTGGCTGCGGTGCAAATCTCCGCGGCCCGCTGGTAGAGGACTTCCGCAAATGCAATGACGGGCGATTTCTTCAGGGCTTTCTTCATATGGGGTTGCTCCAATCCTGGTGTTTTGGCCCTCCGTAGATGACTTCCCGGCGCTGGTCTCCATCGTAGGGGGCAAACTCAACTTCACAGGCAGCCACGGCGCGGAGTTTCGCGCGGGCGTCCTGGTATTGAGCCGCCCGCGCCGTCCCCTGAAGGGATTCGTTGGAGCCCGGAACGGAGCTGGTGACGGCATCCCGCACTAGAATGCAGGTGGTGAATACCAGCTCCGCGGGAACGGAGCTGGTATCCAGTGCAATCCTGGCATTACGGGGGCAGGAGTTGACCGCCGCCGCCACGTCGTTGCAGACCTCGCGGATAATGTCGCTGATTTTGTCCTTGGCAATGGATTTGATTTCCTTGTCCTGGCAATAGCGGCTGACCGTTTCCGGTGTGATTTCGACGAGGGCCATTATCCAATTTTGGTTATACCTTGACGGCAAGAACGGCTTTCTGTGCCGTGTTGTCGCCAGCGGACGTTTCAGCCACGATTTTCAGGCGCAGCCAGGGGCCGGCCTCCAACGGGATACGCATAAGCACTTCGCCGGAGTCGGCGCCGTTGCCCTCGGCGCCCGTCGCGGTCAGCTTCGGGGCGTCCAGTTCCTCCCAGTCGGCGCCGTCTTCAGACGATTCGACGGTCAGGGTCATCGTCTTTCCGGCAGCCAGTGCGGGGAGCGCTGCATGCGTCAGGGAAATGACGGCGCTGTCAATGCCGCCCTTCTGGCCGATGTGAATCGGGTCAGACGTGACCGTTTTCCCGGTTCCCGGCATGTTCAGGCGGATAGTGAGCGCTTCGTCATTGCGGTACATGTTTTTCATCATGTGGTGTGTTTCTCCTTTCTATGGGTGCGGGTTAGTTCTTGAGGGCAAGGGAACTGCGGTAAGCCTTAAAGTAGTCTTCCGCGAACGCGGCGCGCACACTTTCCTCACTTTCGTCATTGAGCAAGGAATCCACTTCCAGAATCTTGATGTTCTGAACGGAATCGGGGTCCGTGGCGATCATGCTGGTGGCACCGTTGCCAGTACCCGGAGTAATGCGGCGAGTCTTTTGCAGGCCCAGCTTTACGATTCCATTCATGACCACGTAGGAGATCATGCCGCGCATGGCAGACGGGAACAGGGTCTTGGCTTCCGCTACAAGCTCGTCCGTCAACGGATGTTCGGGAGTAATGTTCTTAATGCGGGCCACGGCATACGGAGATTCCACGGCAATACCGTTCCAGCCTTCAAGGCGGGAGGTGTAGGCCGTGATTGACCCTTCTTCCTCGTTCTTGGTCTTCCTGCTCACACGCTCTTCCTTGACGGGGGACAGGGAAAGCGTCATTTGCTTGCCCCATACATAGTGCAGGAAGTCATCACCCAGGATGACCAGATAGGCGGAAGCTCCGGAGTTGTCGGCGCGATTGGCCTCCGTGTCCTCCCGCTTGGACGGGTCCGCGGAAATGGTCATGTAGTCGCCCATCTGTTCGGACACGCAAGGGAATACGTCTTCGTCTTCCTTCAGGCGGTACCATGTTTGCAGAGCTACGGAAGCAAAAGCTCCGGCAGTTACATTCTTAGTTTCCTTGGCCAGCAGCTTGGCTCCATTCTTGGAGCTCGTCACAATGGCCTTGTCCACTTCAATCGGTCCGTCAATGTAGTAGCATTTGACGGTCTTGTTGGTGTGGCGGGTGTTCAGGTTCTTGGCGCCTGCATTGGGGGGGCGGTAGCCAATCCGGGGAACACCCGCAACCGTTGTAATTTCGTAGCTGGTCCCGTCAATCTTGGTGACGGGAAACGCCGTCACTTCCGGAGAGGACAGCCCAAGGGAGCGGACGGCGTCCAGTACCTTGAGGGAGCCGGGGCCTTCCTGCTGAAGGACGTCCAGAAGCGTCATGTAGTCTTTATCAGGCATATTACTTGTTCAGGTTGTTGAGTTCAGATTCAAAAGAGTTGCGGAGGGCGGCGGTTCCCGTGACGGATTCCTTCTTGCCTCCGTCCTTCTTGCCGGCCTCCACGTCGTCAAACGCGGGGTTTTTCGCCAGGGCGTTGAGCTGCTTGCTGGCGGCAACGTAGTCTTCCGTCAGGGCGCGCTCCCAAAAGGCTTTGGTGGCTTCATCCTTCGGGGCGATCTTGCCCGCGGCAATGGCGTCGGCAACGTCCTGGGCGGCGCGTTCCTTCGCCTGCTTCTTGGATGCGGCAATTTCTTCCTGGCATTTCGCCAGTTCCTTCTTGCTTGCTTCCAATTCGTCGGAGCTGGCCTTGCCTTTGTCTTGCAGGGCCTTGATGCGCTCCAACGCGATAGCCTCGGCATTTTCAGCCTTGGCTTCTTCCTCGGTCAAAATGCCGAGGGCTACGAGTTTGGTAATGTCCATGTCTCGGTTGGTTGTATTGTTGTCTTGCTGGTCGAGGCCCTCCATGGGCTTCTCAAGGTCTCCATTGTCGCCCGGTTTGCCGGGGTCTTCAACGTCGTCAAAATGGGCTACGTCGCCCTCCGTCCGGCTGGCTGCAATGCGTTCAATGTCGTCAAACGCGGGGTCATTGACCAGGGAGCCCACCTCAATGGATTCCGGCAGCAGGCCGAGGATTTCCCCGGTTCCCTTGTCACGCCGGAAGCGGGGGCTATGATAGCCGTAATTGCCGCCTTCCACGTCCGTTCCCCCCTTCTCCGTCCATCCTTCCAGTTCCAGCACGACGCCTTTTTCTTCATCCCACACAAACCGCGCCGGCTTGTAGGAGGCGGGGCCCATCTCATGATCATAGAGGCCAACCGGTTTGACGTTGCTGGATAGCTTGGCTTCCAGGTCGGCATTCAGCCGGGGGATGCAGTCAGGCGTTACCCGCACCACGCACGTTCCCGGCTGGCCGTTGAGAGAGCACTTGATCGTGTGCTCCCCCTTGGGCGCCCAAAGAATAGCCATGGGAGCCTTGCCGTTGTTGTCGGCTACAGTCGTTATAAGCGTACTCATGCCCCCATAATGAGGCACGGAAACGGTGCGGGACAATAGCGGCAAAATGGGCTACAAAACCCCGTTAATCTATCCAGTCTCCGGAACCGTCCCCGTCGTCAAGCATGGCGTCCATGAAGTGTTTGAACGCTACGCCCGTGAGTTCTTCCACATTCGGGAAAGCGTCCGGCCATGGTGAAAAGGTCTGTGATTTCTTGAGCTTGTAGACGGCCCGAACGCCGCCGTGGCCGTCCGATTCAAAGAGGTATCCCGGTTCCACTCCGGAGCCGGTCATGCTGTTGCGAAGGTTGAGGATGCTTTTTCGCAGGGTGAAGAGCTTGCGGCCCGTCATGGAGGCGTAAGCGCCGGCGCGCACGCCGTGCGCCTCCGGAATAACGGGGATGGTCAATGCCTGGGCCCGCTTGGCCGTCACCGTGCCGCCGTAGATTTTCAGCAAGAGGGATTGTGCAAGGTCCAGCCGGTCCCCTCCGCTTCCCTCCCCCGCCTGCCCGGTGAGGTAGACGCGGGCGCCGTCCGCCGTCGTCTCGGCAAACCAGTTCCGGGCAATGTCATTGGCCCATCCGGTTTTTTTCCGGCCTAGGCCGTGGGTCGGCAGGGACGTGTTTTCAAAGTGTCCGGATTCCGCCTTTTCCCTGTACCAGGACGAGAGCCAGCTCTTCACCCCTTCCCCCATGCGTTCATTGGCTTCCGCCAGACTTTCCGGGGCAGCTATTTTCTTCACCTCGGCAATCACCGGGTCAACGCCGTTCAAGTCAATCGTCAGGTTCATATCTCGTCTTGCGTCCGGTTGATTTCCCACCCCTTCCGGTAGGCTTCCGCGCCGGCGTTCCACAGGGCCTCCTGCAGCAAATCATCATCAGTGAGGTCCATGTCCGGGAGGCGGTCCAGCACGGCGCCCAGTTCCGCCCGGAATTCGTCGTCAGAAAGCCCTGATTGAGCCTTGCCAATCAGTTCCCGGACAAAGGCCACGCATGGAGCGGCCCACGCCTGCAAGATGTCTTCAGCGGCCTTTTCCGCGTTCTGCTCCAACTCGACGGCCAGGGCGAGCGGAGCTAGTTTTTTCCCTCGGCAGCCGCCGCTTCAATGGTGTCCCCGTACTGGCCCGGAGCGGAACCGATGGACGGGGCTTTCCTCAAGACGGCTTCCCCTTCCCGGGGCTTGGGGATTTTGACGATGGCACGGGCAAATTCTTCCCCGACGTCCATCACTTCCGCCGCCTTGGAAACGGTTTCCAGGGCTTCTGCGTCAATGCCGCGGATGGACGGGACAAATTGAGGGAGCCGGGAAGGAACGTGCCCGTAGTTCAGGCGAATAATGGCCGGGATAAGTTGGGAATTGAGGATGTTCGCCACGGCCTGCCCCACATCCTCAATGACCTCTTTGCGGATGCCGGCATGCACCTTGCCGAGGGCATAAGCTCCTCCGTCCCCCTTGGAGCTGGTCAGAGTTTGCCCCAGTATCAGGTTGTCGCATTGCTCGTCCGCCAGTTTGATCAAATCCGCCTGGGGCAGCCCGTTGGCTCCCTTCACGGCGTCGTGGAGCTGAAACTCTAAATTTTGCGTGGAAACGGCCCAGCCTCCGGAGCCGAGGTTTTGCAGCATTTCCGCAGCCTCCGCCTTGGCCTTCTCGTCTCCTCTGACCTTGGCCGTGCGGAAGGGGATGCCGAAGAGTTCGCAGAACGTCATCAGCCAAGGCAGCCCGTAGCAGGCAGCCCCGAACCATCCCACCAAACACCGGAGCTTGGCGCCAAAGATGGGATGAAATACGTCGGTCTTGTTCAGGCCAATCAGGAACTTGTCCGGGGGGAACTCTTCCCCTTCCAGGTCGTTTTCCAGGCCATTGCGGAAAAGGAGCAGGCGGTCTTTCTTCCCGCAGTTGTATTCCCATGCGTAGAATTGAGCGGAAAGAGGCTCGTAACAGCGGGGGTAGATAATATCATCCGCCGCCCATTTGATTTGATGAACGGTGTTGCCGCAAGTGAGCATGTAGGTCAGGGATTTGATCAGGTCATCCGCCCCCTGTTCTACCGTGTCCGGTTCCGGCTCGGAACGCCAGAAGGCGGATTCGACGAGTTCTGCCATTTCCTGCGCTTCCGGCGTCGGCTTCTGTCCCTTTTCCGTCCAGGGCATGACTGTCCACTCCATGCGGGCAACGGCGCTTGCCATTTCTCCAAGGTTCTTGCGGAGGCGCGGCCATTTTTCCAGCATAGCCATGAAGAGCTGCTCCTGCCGGTCCAACTGCCCGGAAGCAATGGAGTCTTTCAATGCCTTCAGGGCTTTCGGGTCAAGCTCGGAGGCTGGCCAGTGCTTGAATTTGTTGTCGGCAAACGGAGAAACCAGTATCTGAACCGCATCTCTCACCTTGCCGCGGAGTCTTGGAAATAATGCCATGGACGGAAAAAGGGATAAGGGTTAAACGATGGAACGGGCAAAGCTGAAGGCGTCGTCACAGCGGCGCAGCCAGCCGCGCCCGAAGACGGGGAACTGCTTGCAGGAGCGGTAAAACGCCTTGCGCTGCTCGTTGAGGCTGGCGATGAATTCCGCCTCTCCGGATCGGGCAAGAACGGCCTGCAATGTCTGCCGGGTCTGTTTTCCGGGAATGCCGTCTACCGTGAGGGAGGCCCCGTAGTCGTTAAGGGCGCGTTGAAGGATTTTTCCGGTATTTCTGCTACCGGAATTGAAGTAATGGTCGCGCAGGATGAATTCCGTGGCCGGATGGGAGTCAGAGCCCATCCAGGAGCGTACGGCGGAGGTGTTGTCCAGCACGTATTGCAGGCATCCTTCCCAGGCTTCTTCCCGGTTCCCGGCGTCAAGCAGGGCTTTCAGGCGGTTGAATACCGCGGGTTCAATGCCGTCGCAAATGCCGCAAATCTCCCATTTGCCGCCCTTGTCCGCGGCGGGAAGGCGGGAAACGCGCAGGGAATCCGGCCCGGTTACGCGGGCATCTTCAAATCGGAGAATGGCCGCAGCCATGTTTCTTTCAGTGTTATTCATAACTTGTTCGTGTTGTTGTTTAATCCTCGTCAATGAGGGATTTGTTTGCGGCTTTCGCCAGCTCGCAGCTTGGGCACTTGTTGATCAGTTGAGTCATCAGGGCGTCAATCTTGGCATCCTTTTTCTCCATCTGATCCTGATGGCGCTGCTGGTCCTCACGGCGCATTTTGAGCACCATCGTGACAACCCAGCCCATGACCCCCAAACTACCCATACCCGCCACGTCGGATAAAGCAGGGTCAATAGACGTAAGGACGCCGCTTGAGGCAGCCAACGATGCCCCGATCGTGATCAACATGCCCAAACTGTTCACGGTTTATTTCTTGGTGGGAATTACCTGCACGACGGGCGGCACCTCCGTTTTGGACTGCGCCTGGGAATAGGAGATATGCCCCTGCTCAATGACAAGACAGGATCCGTCCTTGCATACCTCCGTTCGGTCCGGGGTAATGTCCACGTTATGCCCGCAGCCGGTTACGGTGATGTAGCCAGCAGCGGCCAGAGCGCCGATGATGGCGCCGATGACGTACTTGACCCAATTCCCCCAGCGGGCAGATGCCGCCTGCTGGGCCTTTTCGATGTCGTTTTTATTTACGTTCATATTTGTTATTTATTGGTGGTGAAGTGTTTGAAAAATGCGACGACTGGAAGAGTTGTCAGCGTGAATTCCGGGTAGTCTGCGGTCGTGAACGTCCGCCGCCCTCCTTGGGGATTAATGGCCTCGATGGTTAGCTCTACGGCCTCAATCTCCACCTCCGCGGGGTCAAATGGTTCATCCGGTGCAAGAGCGGTTACATGCCCCAGCCGCGCCCACACCTGGGAGGCTTGCCAAGGAGCCGCCAGCCCTACCAGCGCGGCCACCACGGAAGACATGGCCGGGGCCTGATTGGCGGGAATGTCGTCTTGCGTGTAGCGGTCCGTGTGGGCGTAGCTGTCCGCATCCTGGTAAATGGCCGTCAATGTGAATTTGTTCCATTGCCCCGGCAGGGGAAAATATATCTGTATTTCTGCGTTATTCATAATTCCGTCGGTTGTTCGGTATATGGCTCCTCCGTCGCGCTGGTGATCCAGCTGCGCTGGTAGGGTTCCAATCCGAAACGCACATAGGTATTACCACCTACACCGTTAATGATTGTTGGAGACTCTGCGCTGATTACCCCCCCATAGAGACCCGCCTGTGCGTCAAGATAAATAACAGGGGCATAGAGCACATGATAGGTATCCCAGCACCTGATGTCTGCCAGCTTGATAATCGTATCATTAGACAGCCCTCCCATTACCATCCAGACTCCGGCGGCCAAGGCGTCTCCATGACCAATTTCGGATTGAGCAATGACAACTCGATAGGTGGCTGAGCATGGATTGGTATTGCTGTTGTAGTCCAGATTGGATAACGTCGTCCGTACCACATATCTCTTGGGACTACCGATGCCAATCAGCTCACGCACGCGAGCCTTGTAGCCATTATCGTAATAGAGAGTCACATCAACCAGCCGCGTTATATCCGCCGCACTGCCGACCACAGGGCGGAGCCGGAAATCATCTATGCCCGCATCCGGATATTCTTCAAATTGTCCAGACCCGCCAATAATCATGGAAATTTTAAATGCGCTCCCCTCGGACCCCCCACTAAATTTAACGGGAAGGGAATACCCCGCTATCTTGCTATAATTTCCTCCTCCGAGCGCACCGGCAGATGGCAGTGTGACGGATGTCCGGATATTGGCTGCCAAGATGGCCTCACAATAACATCCCGGCGCAATATGATTGATTGCCACCCCATTAGTAGCCGTGCAGGAGGATGTGACCCAGTAGGTGCGCGTCTGGTGCATCATGGCCGCATGGGCCATCCCCAGGGCATAAGCCCGGCTGACGGCTGCGGTATCCGTCTGCGCCCCGGCAGCCAGCGGGATATTGATGCCGCCATTGGCGTTGATCATGGCGTCATAGGTTTGGGGCTGTGTCCAGGTGTAAGCCTGGGCTGTGTCCACGGTTCCCACGTCCCCGCGCGGTATGGTCATGTCGAGGGTGTAGGAGCCCGCCGTACTGCCCGGCTTGAGTTCTGCCGTGGCTTGGCTGCCGGGGACGCCAGTGGTAATCATTCCGGTGGTCAAGGTCATGCCGCTGGCAATCTGCTCGGCTTCTTCCCTGGCCTGCTGGGCGGCGTCCGCATCATCGGCAATCTGCTTCCCGGTCTCCGCCACATTGGCGGCCAGGGCGTCAAAGTGTCTGCGGGAGGCCAATTCAATTCCCCCAACGCTGACGCCGGCGTCATAGGCAACGGACATGGACAAGGCAAGTCGGGAGTAGTTGCGCCATGCCAGCTTGTCGCCGGAAGCAATCAGCACCCCTTCCGTTCCTCCGTGTGAAGCGGCGGCCCCGTAAGCAATCAGGGCCTTGCTGACGGTCGTTCCGGAGCTATCCACGGCATACACTTCTAAAATGAGTCGGTCCGCCGCAGAAACGGCGATTCCATCAAAATTCCAATGGCATTCCATTGTGCTCGCATTGATAGAGGTCCAGGACGCCGTTGCCGTGCTGGTGCCGAGCACTTCCAGCGGCAGGGCCAGCCCCGCGGAGTACCTGCACAAACGCGCCATCCAGCGTGTACCGTTGGCCTCGCTGGCCGGAGTCTGCAAGGCGATCTTGTTGAGCCTGTAGGAGGCGGCCAGATGCCCGGATACGTAGGTAGAATTGAGGGCAAAGGTGAAATAGTTGAAATCCCGCGTACTGGTACCCGCCGACATGGTCAAGACGGTTTCACCATCCACGGGGGTCACGTACATGCCGCGCTCCTGAAGGGATTTCTCGACGGCATCGTCTACCCATGCGGGAGACTCGGAAATAACGGTAATGGTGCCGCCTTCATCCTCCGGAATCACGATGTCGAGATAGTCCGCGGGGGCGTTGTTATCCACGTCCACGGGAGTGAGGCGGGGAGCCACATGAATGACGCCCGCAAGCAGGGGGTTGTCTGTCCCGTCGCCGGAGACAAGGACATCATACCGATGGCAGCCAGCCGCGAGCCGGGGAAGCTGCAAGGCGCATCTCCCGTCAATGATCTCGGAACCGGGCATATCCCGGATGCCGTCATCCAGGACGCCGCCCCGGATGGTCATGCCGTTGAACTGCGTGTCTACCTCGCCGGAGGACAGCACAAAGCGCAGGTGCTGCACCTGTGCCAGTCCCTCGGTTGTGTGCAAATCATGTTTGGCCGCTTGCCTCATGCACGCATTATCGCCCCAATGGGAGGCAGGCGACAACAACGTCAAAATGGGCTACGGACAGCCTTAGATGGGACAGAATTTCCCCGTGTGCGTGACGGCGTGCTGACTCTTGCCGACAATGGGCTTGTTGCCTTCCCCGGTCCAGACGCCGGCTGCCCCGCGGATGGAAGCCCATATAGCTCCAAGCAAGGCGTCCGCCCGGTCGGGGGAAGACAGGTTACGGGCCTTCATCTTGTCCTTCTTTTCATTCCGTATCTTGGAGTCGTCCGTGAATTCCTTCTTGCGGGTCGTCAACTGCGTATAAAGCGTCTTGTCCGGCTGCTTGGACTTGATATGCACCCGGCCCGTCATGAGTTCAAGGCCGGCATCATTCCAGCATTCCGCGGCAAGGTTGATGTAGCGGTCCCGGTCTTCCGGAGGGTTGTTCCCGAAGAACTCATTAGGGTACCAGTCCAACTCGTTGAAGTCGCTGATCACGGCAAGGCCCATGCCCGGAGCGTCCACCCATAAATCACAATCCGCAATGCCCAGCCCTTTGAGTGTGGCAATGCACTTGCGGACACTCTGCACCGTGTCCCGCTGACGTTCCGCGTACTCTATCCAGGCTTCGTTTCCGTCACAGATGGCAAGGACGGTTTCATCGCCTCCCGCGGCAATGTCCATGAAGGCCACAGGACGCCCCCTGCGGGGCTCGTAAGGCTGCCGCTGCCCATATTCCAGTTTGCCGGGGTCAATGATGTACAAGTCCCCCTCCTGCGTGAACTCCGCCAGCACAACGGAACGGTAGTAGGAATCATCCTCATTGCCTCCTACGCGGGCCAGAATGCGGTCAATGCGCTCCTGGGAGATATGGGGGCAGTCAAAGGCCGTCACGACCATCGGGCAGAAGAGGTCTTTTTCCTCGTGGAAACAGCGGTAGAACTGGCCGGAGGGTTTGCCGGGGGAAGAGAGGTAGATGCAGAACTGAAGCGTACAGCGTTCAATGGCGTCAAAGATTTCATCCGGCACCGTCTTTGCTTCGTCCACGACGAAAAACACGGGGGAAGAAGGGTCATCCCCGGTGAACTCATCAGCGTCAAACAGGCGGGCTTTCTTCTCGCTGCGGGGGTCTTCCTCTTCCTGCTCCTTTCGTTCATCCTTGAATTCATCCGTCACGCGCCCGTGCCAGCCTTCCGCCTTGCCGGCGTGGTTGGTGGAAAAGCCTTCAACGAATCCCCCTTCCGGGGTTTCTACGCGGCAATTCTTGAGCCATTTCCAACCTGCAAGGGACGGGTTGTTCCGGTGCCGTTCCAGGGCAGGCCAGAGCTGGTTTTTCACCTGGCGCCATGAGCCGGACGTAATCGGCATGCGCCCGCGGGGGTAACGCCACAAGAACCACAAGGCCAGGATGCCGATTAGCTTGTCCGTCTTGCCGGAGCCGTTGGCTGCACGCAGGGTAACACGCTTGCCGCGGGCAGCACGCTCAAGGGCCTTCATCTGCCATTTATACAGCCCCGTTTCCCCAAGCACTACGGCGGCAAAGATGACAGGGGAGTCTTCCGGCCTGACGGGGGGCCCTAGCTTTCTTCCTCTTCTGACCATATTTCTTTCAGGGCTGCCGCCAACGGTGCGACTGCTTCCGCGGGCAGCGTGTGGGCCAATTTAACGGGCGTGTCTCCACCTTCCAGGGCCAGCGCCGCGCGGTCTCCGTATCTCTTGGGCATCAGCTTGGCAAGCATCCATTTGAGCGTGTCTATTTCCAGTTTGACCGCTTGCAGCATGGTTCCCCCTATTTCGGCACAGGGGGCCACTTCATGCCCCTTCTCCACAAGGTCAAGCAACTTGTCCTCCAAGGTAGCGAGCCGTTCTTCGCACGCGCGCGCGTACTGCTCCGAAAACGTCTTGTTCTCGTGTACCCATCTCATGACGGAAGGATTAGGCACGCCCTCCTTTTCTGCGGCCTTCCGGAGACTACAACCGCACCGGATATGATCACAGATGCGTTCCGCCAAAGCGGCGCTGTACCTGGACGGGCGCCCGGGTTCTCTCTTCTCGGTCTTTCCTGTCTTCTCCTTCTTCATTTCGCATACTCTCGGTTGATTTCCTCCCATCCTTCCGGGGGTGTGTCGTCCTGACGGGGAATATATGCCTTCCCGGAGAGTTTCACATATCCCTCAATCCAACGCAGCCCTTCCGCGTTGGAGCAGCGTTCAAAGCTGGGGCAATCCGCATTGTCGTAGAGGATGCTATCAGGCTTGCTTGGGTATGCCTTGCATTGATAGCTTTGCGGGTTATTGATGATTTTGGAGCACAGCAGGCATTTCATGCGTAATGCGTTCGGGTAACGCGCCCCTTTCAAATCTGCCTCAAATATTCTTTTGAAAGCCGGGTTCGGTGTGTCTTCTTTGCTCATGTCGTTATTGTATCAGTTCACAGTCAATGATCAATTTCCCGTGTTGGTTATGGAATTGAAGGAACTTGAGTGTTCCCCCCTTCTGGATAATAATTTCATCCTCGTTGCTGAAATAGGCTTGTGGGCTGACGCCGTCCCAGTCTTTCCGGGCCCCTGCCCCGAATCTGGAAAAGGGTTCCGCGTAGATGGCCCGGGTTTTCTTCTTCAGTAGGATTTTGAACAACACGGGGCGGTTCTGAAATCCCTTCCCTTCCGCAACGGCGGCGCTCATGAACCCCTTGTCTTCAAGCAGCCGGTCCCGGTAAAATGTGTTGAGGCTTTCGGCAATACTATCGGTCATCACGTCTCCGTTCCAGCCAATAGCATCCTTCAGTTCCTTGTAAGCTCCGCAGCCACGGAAAACAACCATGTCCTGAGGCACCTTGCAGCGGTTAATGACCTTGGCGATCAGCTTCGCTTTGGCGTTGGGCTTGCCCTCTCTCAAATCGTTGTTGATGCGGGTATATCCATCATCTGTGTACGAAAATAAGGCGTTCTTTTCCGGCCTGGATGCTTCCGCCCATGCTTTGCCGGTAATCTTGCGCAAGAGGTCATCAGCTTCCTTGTCCGTCAGCGGCGCGGGCATCTTTACCTTGGGAATATCCCCCAGGCTGACCGTGTGCGTGACGACTGGCGCGGGTGCCGGGATGGGAGCAGCGGGAGCCTTGATGACTTTCTCCGCTGTCTTCCTGGCGTGCTCGGCTACTTCCTGCGCGGGAAAGACAACCTCGTCAGGTTTGTCCTGCTTGACCCCCCAACGGTCTTCATAAACCTTCTTGAGCTTCGTCTTGAGTGCTTCGGGGAGTTTGGCCGTGCTGGCCTTCTTGCCGTACCCGTACCTTTCAATCAGGTCAATCCCGAAGCGTTCCGCGCCCCGTGGACGCTTCAACGGCTCTCCGGGCTTGAGTAGCCCCAGCCGTTCGCATTCCGCCCGGGAAACGGGCTCCTGGTCCATGTAGGAGTTGAAGCCGAACGGCGGCCAGGGAACCTCAAAGCCTCCCAGGCTGGCAGCGTTCATTTTGTCCGCCCAAAAAGTAAAGTCGGTCTTGAGCCGGACGGCGTCCTCATTGATGACATGGACAAGCCGCTTTGTCTTGGCTCCCGGCATCCGGATGAACCGGAAAGCGGGCCATGCCTTTAGGTTGGCCGGCTTCATGGATGCTTCCCACTGGGCCGCCCCAATGCTTTGCCGAACATTGGTCTTGAAAATGAGCTTCAGGCGGGCCAGAGCCCCGATGTTTTTGACGTCGTTATGGTACTTCGGCCCCTCGGCGTCCGGGGAAACAAGCCCCTCGGTTTGGAGCCATTGAAGCGCCTGGTTGGAAAAGTCCGCGGCACTCCCTACCTTGATGGCCGTCTCCCCGTTGGGGAGGACTTCTTGATCTCCGGAAAGGTAGTCCTTGATAAGCATGTAGAGGCGCCCCAGCAGCCGCTTGTTTTCTTGTTTTGAAGAAAAGAACTTATCCTCGCACGCCACAGCCGACAAGGCCGCCCACTCCTTTGAGTCCATGCCGGAGGGGGCGGGATGCTTTGCCAGGAACTTTTCCAGGGGCGTTACCATAGGGGCAATTCTGGATGATTGAAGGGGCGTCTTTCAACCTTGGCAAATTGGGCTACGTGGTGCTCCAAAATGCGGACAGCGGGGCGACGGTAGAGGAAAGCAGCCTCAAGGGCTGTAATGATGCCAGCAGCCCGTTGTTCCGCCTCATGCTTGTTGCTGGTGCCAAGCCCCAGCTCGACAAGTTTGCCGTTCTTTTTGGGGTCTACCAGGAGCGTCAACCGGAGCTTATAGGAGCCGGGCTTTCCGCGCCGCGTTGGCTTGTTCTTTCGCAGGGATGGTTTGGGGGGTCTCATTTGCTGCTGGTGGGGTTGTAGTTGATCTCTCTGTACGATTGCCAATCACACGTGATGATGGTGCCGCATAGATGGATGCGGGAAACAATGGCCGGGCCGAGGCGATCCTCCAGGGCGGCGGGGCTGTAGTTGGCAATGATGATGGTCGGCTTGCCGTTCTGGTGCCGGTAGTCAATGAGCCGTTCCAGCGCCGGGCCTGTAAAGTCCGTGTCCTTTACCTCGTGATACTCGTCGAGCACCAGCAGATAAGGCGACTTGTAGCGGGCCATGACAGAGGATTCAGAGCCGCCACCGTTGAACGTCTCCCGCAGGGCCATCGTGTAGTCATACGCCTTGGAGTAGAGGACGCGTTTTTTGCGCCGGTACATGACGCGGGCAAGAAACGCGCTTAAAACCGTTTTCCCGGTGCCGTAGCGTCCGTTTAGCACAATGATACTCCCCGGCGTTAAAACGAGGCGGTAGGCATCACGGAGGGCCTTCTTCCATGGTTCCCCGGTTACTCCGGCGAGGCAATCAATCGCCCGGCGTGGGAATCCGCGGTCAACCAGGCCCAGGCGTTCATAGGTTGCCTTGCGTTCTTCCTCCCGCTGTTTCTCGGCAGCGAGCGCTTCCGCTTCCAGTTCTTCAATGCTTCTTCCGTCATCCGTGGCAAGCGCTGTCATGGATGCCAAGAGGCTTTCAATGTCGGCACCTTTGAGGGCGTGCCGGGCGTCAATGGGGTCGTCAGTCTGTCCAGAGTTCATCTCTTCGTGATGGTTTAGGTGTTGATTTTGATGCGGTTCCCGCGGCATTGGCGGGCTTTAAGCCAGCTTCGGCCGAGTTGTTGCGGGCCCAGGTGGCGGCGTATTGGCGGGCCAGGGGCCGCCAGTCCGCCAGGGGGATGCCGTGCTTGTTTTTCCAGCCAACGGCGGCTTGCTCGTTGAAAAACCGTTCGGCGCACCGGGTAAGCTCGTCTCCGAGCGGGTGCAGCACTTGAGCGGCCATGAAGCGGTCAATTTCGGACACGTCCTGCGGAAATTGGCAGACTTCGCGCCCGGTTGTAGTTGGTGTAGTAGTATTATCTTCTCTTCTCTTCTCTGGTAACGGTTTTTGTAACGGTTCGGGCGTTACATCTGTAACGGTTTCATCGTTACGTCCTTTTCGGTGATTCGCAACTCGGCGGTTCGTATTGGCCCTATTCTTAGCGGTTTGGCCATTATGGCGGTCAAAATTGGGGATTGAAAGGAGGCCATTGCGTCCATTCAACCAGCCGACTTTGACAAGCCCAGCGGCGAAACCGGGGCAGAATACGAGACGGTCGAGAAACGAATTTGTAACGGTGATAGCGTTACCAGAGACGGATTGTTGATCCGCCCAAATCCAGAGGCGAAGAAGCTTGCCGACCACGGCATCTTGATCAATGCCAAGCATGTCGGCCAACTTCACCACTTCGGGCTTGTCGGGTGTTGTGTGTTCAACCTTTATCCAGTCTCCGGCCATAATCAAAAAAGCGTGAGTTGGGGGTTGTAGTTGAGCCACAGGCATTCCAGCCGGGGGCTTGCCATGTTGGAAATGGTCTTGATGGAGTCCTTGTTCCAGCCCTGCAGGGCGGAGTTGTAAAGCTCGTTATCATAGCCGGACAACACCACC